CAAAAGGTTTAGATTATTCTTTTAACATAGAAGATATTTTAACTGCAATAAATAATCATGCTTTTTTTGATACTATAGAAAAACCTAATCAAACACATTATAAGTATATAACTTATGATATTTCATGTAATGAAGATTTTGCATTACATAGGAAATATTATGATTGGAAAAAAATATTTACATTTTTTAAAGATCATCCTATAGCAATGGGTACATTAGCTACAAAAATTATACCTTATGATTTTTTAGAATTTAACCCTGAAAAAAAAATTAGAATTAGGTTTAGTCTTATGCCTCAAAAAATATCTTCTATATTAGAACCTAATACACCTGATATAATTGATAGAATAAAAGCCATTGATAAATTTATTGATGCTGGATATGATGTTCATATAAATTTTAGTCCTGTAGTTATTTATAAAGATTGGTTAAAAGATTATAAAGATCTTTTTAAATTAGTTAATGATAATGTTGAAAATAAAGATATAGTTTTATCTGAAGTTATATTTTTAACACATAATAAAGAAAAACATAAATACAATATTATAAATAATATAAAAGGAGAAGATTTACTTTGGAAACCTGATATTCAATCAGATAAATTAAATTCTAATGGTAATGATGCTATAAGATATACTCCTAGTATCAAAAAACAATTTATTAATCAATGGGTAGAATTACATAATGAAATTATACCTTGGAATAAAATAAGATATGTATTTTAAATATAGAAATAATAATTATTTTGATGAAAATACTTTATATATTTTTTATCATGAATCAATAGATAGATTGTTAGTTTCAAAAGTACATTTTTATAATGGAAATTGGCATACAAATGAAGGATTACAATATAAGTGTACGTCTGTAAAATGTATAAAAGCTAATAATTTATTAAAAAGAAAAATTATATTAAATTTAAATGATACAATTATTAAAGGTAAAATTATAAATTTTCTTCCTGAAAAAAATTGTATAGGTGTTCATTGGGATAATATATTATTTTATTATTGGCAAAACATAAACAAAGTAAAAATAATATAATGCAGAATGGTAAAAGATATAATGAAGGGAAATTAAAATGGAGTTTAGTTTCATGGAAAGCATTAGAACCAATGGTAAGAGTGCTTATGTTTGGTGCAGAAAAATATGATAGTTGGAATTGGAGCAAAGGTTTAAAATATACAGAAATTTGTGAAAGTTTACAACGTCATTTAAATGCATTTATACAAGGAGAAGATAATGATCCTGAAAGTAAATTATCACATGTAGGACATATATTATGTAATGCAATGTTCCTATCATATATGTTTCTTTTTAAAAAAGACATGGATGATAGATATAATGATCCAAATTTAGTATTATGAAAAAAATAGAAGATAATGATGGTAATATAATTACCATAGATAATAATGGATCTGTATTACTTAAATTAAAAAATGAAAATAGGAGTAGAAAATTAGGTATTTTAAAAAATGATATTTATATTAAATATGATGATGAAAAACATATTTTTAGAAAACTTAATGCTTGGAGTATACCTTATGAACTTTTTAAATTATGTACTATTATAATAGTAAAAACTAAAAAATTTAATTATAAAATTGAATTAAAAGGATTAGATTATACTACTTTACATTTTAAAAATTCAGGAGTAGAAAGAAAAATTTATATTCCTATAACATTATTTAATAAAAAACAAATATGACATGAGTTATATAAGAACACAAGAAAACAATATATTTGATTATTTAAATATTAAAAATAATCAAGTTAGTATAGAAGAAATTGCTTCTGTATTATCTAAAATACCTAGATGGTTAGGACATACAGATGAATTTTATTCTGTTGCTCAACATTGTTGCTGGTGTTATGATAATACTGAAGGTAATAAATTAGAAGCTTTAATGCATGATGCACCAGAAGCATATGTAGGAGATTGTCCTACACCATTAAAAAAATTATTACCTGAATTTAGAAAAATAGAAGATGAGATTAGTAAATTATTATCTAAAACATTTAATTATAATTATCCTTATTCAGAAGAAACACATGATGTAGATTCATTTGCTTTAGCTTTTGAAAGACATAATATAAAATATTTAGATAATAATTATGTACCTTTAGAAGTAAAACCTATAAATAATGTAGAATTTTGGTCTTGTAAAAAAGGTAAAAATGAATTTTTAAAAAGATTTTATAACGAACAATGATACAAAACTTAACACCTTTAGAACTTGGTATTATAGTATTTATAAGCCAAACTGTATTTTTATGGTTTAGAACATTAAATGTAATATATACAAGTAAATTAAAAGTAATACCTTCAGTATTAACAGGTATTGGAATAGGAATATCATGGTTAATAGCTGTAGCTATTGGTGTGAATTCTATTTTAAAATTAGAACCTATTCCTATTATAGGACATCTTTTAGGAGGTGCATTAGGTACTATATTAGGATTATATAAAGAAAAAAAGAAACAGAAAAAGGGTTAACAGTATGGCACGCAAACCAGTAACCCTGCGGAAAGGAATATCCAGACTTCAATCCAATACCCCAAACCACTTCTGGGCATGAACGGTGGTGAGAAAGCTGTTAGGCGTGCATTTTTTAAAAAAGTTAAATATGGCAGAAATAGATAAAAAATATCATGATTTATTATTGGATATATTACACAATGGTTACCAGTATGAAGACCCAAATAGAAAAGGTACAATTCGTACTGAAATACAAAGTCATACATTATATCATTCATTTAAAGATGGATTTCCAGCAATTACTACAAAGAAATTGGCTTGGAAAAGTGTTGTAGGTGAATTATTATGGTTTTTAAGAGGAGATACTAATGTTAAATATCTAGTAAATAACAATATTCCTATTTGGAATAAAGATGCTTATAATTTCTTTCTAAAAAATACTAGAAATAGATTTAAAATGCCTCAAAATATATGGGAGGACGAAATAAGAAAAAGTAATTATATAGGAAATACCAGTCAAAAGGCAGGAGATTTAGGTAGAATATATGGTGCTCAATGGAGAAGTTGGAATGCATCTTTTGAAGATTATATTGGATTAGATCCTGAAGATGGTACATTTTATAATGAAATATATTTAGATCAAATATCTAATCTTATTAAAGGATTAAAAGAAATCCCTATGGGTACTAAACATATAGTTACCGCATGGAATCCTGCTGAATTAAATGATATGGCTTTACCACCATGTCATTGGTCATTTGAGATATTGGTTAAACCTATTAAAATAGGATCAAGAATGCGTCTATGTAATCAAGATAGTTTGAAAAAATATATTATTGATAATATAGATACTACTGAAACTTCAAGACAAGTTAGAGAAGAATATATGGATAATAATAATATTCCTAAATATTCTTTTATTCTCAAATGGCATCAACGTAGTGTTGATACATTTTTAGGTTTACCATTTAATATTGCTAGTTATGCATTATTAGCTCATATTATTGGTAAAATGACCAATATGATTCCTGAAGGTATTATAGGTGATTTAAGCAATGTACATATTTATGATAATCATATAGATGCTGTTAAAGAACAGTTAAAAAGAAACCCTAATAAATATGATAATTGTAAATTATTAATGGATCCTAAAGCTGAAAAAGATTTTAAATTTAAAAAAACAATAGATTTAGCTTTAGATAATGTTGATATTTGGCAATTTCAGTTAAAAAATTATAATAGTTATCCAAGAATTAAAGCAGAAATGATACCTTATACAAATTAAAAAAATGAGAAATTATTCATGTTATTATTATAGATATGATAGAAAAAACAAAAAATTAATATCAAATAAGAATACTGCTTGTTGGTCATATTTAGATCATTTTTCTGAAAATTATTGGGCAAAAGAATTTAATACGGTATTTAAAAGAAATCCTGATATAATTTATGTAAGTAATTATATAGAAAAAGATCTTGATGAAAAATATAGAAAACAATTGATTTATATTTTAAATAAAATAACACCATGTAGAGAAATAGTATATAATGGTGTAAATTATTTAGCTGTTAGATTAATACATCATGATTGGTATGATAATAATTTAGTTATATTAAATTGGATAAGAGGTTTATGGCACGAACAAGCTACATTAGATGTAAATAAGTTTTACACTATGATAATGGAATATAAAGATGAAGATGACCCATTGTATTTTCTTATGAATTGTAATAAAAAATGTTATAATTTAAGTAAATATGGAAATTTTAATCATAGTAATGTTGGAGAAGGTATAATTCCTAAAAATAAAGAACAATTATTTTTAAGAAAAGAACCGTATCTCAGTCATTTTATGAAAAGACAAGAAATTATTAATTAAAAATTAAGAGGTTGGTAGATGGACGGATGAAGATGTAGATGGAATTACCAAAAACAAAAAGAACAGCAACTAGACAAGATCCTACTAGTATAGTTATTTATTCAAAACCTAAAATGGGTAAAACAACTATTCTAGCAGGTCTTGATGATTGCTTAGTTATTGATTTAGAAAAAGGAAGTTATTTTGTAGATATATTAGTATTTGATGTACTACAAAAAGCTGAAGAAGAAGGTAAGTTACCTGTAGTTATTCTTAAAAGATTAATTAACAAAATTAAAGAAGAAAATCAAAAGATTAATGGTAAAGTATATAAATACATTGCTGTTGATACAGTAACTGCCTTAGAAGATATTGTTTTACCTTTAGCTAATAAAATGTATAAGGATACCCCAATGGGTAAGAATTGGGTAGGAGATGATGTAACAACACTACCTAATGGTGCAGGATATAGATACACAAGATTAGCTTTAAGTACAATATTAAATGAATTAAAAGAATTATGTGATACATTCATAATTCTTGGTCACGTTAAAGATAAAAATGTAGAAAAAGATGGTAAAGAAATGAATGAAAGAAGTTTAGATCTTACTGGTAAATCTTCTTCTATATTATGCTCTCAAGTAGATGCAATAGGTTATTTATTTCGTGATGAAAACAAAACAATAATAGACTTTGAATCAAATGAGAGTCTATTATGTGGAGCTAGATCTCCACATTTAAAAGGTCAAAAAATTCAAGTAGCCGAATCTGATGAAGAAGGAAATTTAAACATTGATTGGTCAGGAATATTTATTGACAAAAAGTAAAATAAAATAATAATAATTAAAATATGCGGAAGGTAGATGGACGGAAGAAATAATTATGTTTGATTTAAATGATGATAAACAATTTGGAGGAGTTCAAATTTTTAATGGTGGTGAAGCAGGATTAACCAAAAACGTAGAAATTTCTGTAGAGAAAAAACAAGTTGATGATGCAGATAATCATCCTGATTATAAACTACTAGCAAAAGATGCTAGTGGTGCTACAATTAATCAAGGTTTTTATTATTATAAACCTCAACCTCAATTGGACTCTGATGAAAATAAGAAAAAAGAAAAAGTGCAAGTAGGAAGAGTTTTATCTATTGCAAAAGCTGTAATGGGTAATGATTATGTATTTCCACAAGTAAATTCAGGTAAAGAAGCATTTGATGTAATGTTTAAACTCATTGAAGAAAATGCACCTGGTAAAAAGTTTAATGTATATACTACATATGGAACACAAGCTTATCCTAGTATTTATTTAGGATTTAGATATTTCAATTTTATTGAACCAGCAAATGTAGAAATTAGTACATTAAAACCTAATAATAATGATGTATTGGTCAGACCAGAAGCAGATAATGATCCTTCTGAAGACGAATTATCAGATGTGTCTAAATCAGCTTTAGACGAACTATAATAATAATTAATAAAGGGGGATTAATTTCCCCCTTTTTTTATTTAACAAATGATAGATCTAAATAAAAAACTAGTAAGTAAAGAAGGTCTTTTAGAATATATAAATGAATTAGATGTTTATCAATATTATACAGGTAAAGAAGTAACATTATCAGGTAATATGATTTCACCAATTAGAGCTGAAAAAACACCATCTTTTGGTTATTTTGTAAGTAAAACTGGTGAAAAAGAAATATTATTTAATGATTTTAAAATAGGTGGTGGTGATTTTGTTAAATTTGTTCAATTAAAATTTGGATTAAATTATTTTGAAGCATTATCTAAAATTGCTATAGATATGAACATAGATGATCATTTTATAGTAAAAGATATGAAAAAATCAAATAAAGTGTATGATCCAAATAAATACCAAACAAATAGACAAAAATTATTATCAACATCTAATAGTGTTAAAATAGGAAGAAAAGTAAGAGAATGGAAATTATATGATCTTAACTTTTGGTATCAATTTGGTATAACAAAAGATGTTTTAAATTTATATAATGTAGAACCTATTTCTTATTTATTTTTAAATAATGTACCTATTGTTCCTGAAAAATATTCATATTGTTTTCCAGAATTTAAAGATGATACTGTTACATATAAAATTTATCAACCATATAGTGAAGATTATAAATGGTTAACAAATCATGATGCTTCTGTATGGCAAGGATGGAGACAATTACCTGAAAAAAATGAATTTTTAATAATAACATCTTCTTTAAAAGATGCAATGTCAATTGTAAGTACAACAAATTACCCAGCTATAGCTTTACAAAATGAAGGAATTAAACCTAAAGAATCTGTAGTAAAAGAATTACATAATAGATTTGATTGTATTTATTTATTATATGATAATGATTTTGATAAAGAAGTTAATTGGGGTAGAGAATTTGGTAAAGATATATCAGAAAAAAATAGATTTTTTCAAATTGAAATACCTGAAAAATATAATTCTAAAGATTATAGTGATTTAATTAAAAATATAGGTGTAAAAAATGCATCTGAACTATTAGTTCATTTGCAACAAAATTATATGCCTTTTTAAAATAAAAATATAAATATGAAAGTAGCAGTTTATGGTACATTAAGAAAAGGAGAATCAAATCATGCTTTATTATCAAAAGCTAAATATGTAGGATTATTTGAAACAAATCCTGAATATAATTTTTTTAGTGTAAATGATGCTTTTCCAGCAATTACTCAAAAAGGAAACACTTCTATAATTATGGAAGTATATGAAGTATCTCATGATATTTTACAAGGTGTTGATAATTTAGAAGGTTATGATAAAGGTAATAAAGAAAATAATCTATACAATAGAATAGAAATTGATACACCTTTTGGTAAAGCATATACTTATGTATATAATAAAAATGTAAAACATCTTCCTGTTATAAATGGAAATGATTGGAAAGAATATATAAGTATTAGAAGAGTAGTAAGAAGTATTAATTAATAAAAAATAAAAATGTCTTATACAAATTTTAGACCAAGAATTAGAAGTAGACATCCTTCTCATAATTCTTTAAGAAAAAACAAATTATTACCTTTATTACCTTTTAAATCAGTAATTAGATTTGGCTCTACTACTGATATGAAAGATACTATTACAAATGGAGGTAATAGAATTGAAATAAATACAATTGATTCAGTTAAAAATAGTAGTAATAAATTACTAATGAAAACTTGCTTTACTGAATTTAATATAAAAACAGCAGATTGGTGGAAAGCAGTAGATGTAAATGATATAAATGATTTACCTTATCCAGTAGTTACCAAACATTTATTTGGTAGTAGAGGAACAGGTAATAAAAAGCATGATAATGCAGAATCATTATCAAAATGGCTTGAAAATCATGAAGATTTATCTAAGTACATTATAGAAAAATTCTATAATTACACTAGAGAATATAGATTACATGTTACTAAAAATGGATGTTTTTACACATGTAGAAAAATGTTAAAAAGAGATACTCCAGAAGAGAAAAAATGGTATAGAAATGACGATAATTGTGTTTGGATTCTAGAAGAAAATGAAAATTTTGATAAGCCTGTAAATTGGGTAAAAATTGAAGAAGAATCCGTTAAAGCATTAAAATCTGTAGGTTTAGATGTAGGAGCTGTAGATTTAAGAATTCAATCTGCTACTAATAAAAAAGGAGAAAAAAGAGAAGATCCTGATTTTATTATTGTAGAAATAAATTCAGCACCTAGTTTTGGAGATATTACACTAAATAAATATATAGAAGAATTACCTAAAATTTTATTAAATAAATATAATGAAAAAGAAGAATAGTATTACCATATTACATGATAATTATATTGACAATAATTATAAAGATTTTTTTACAAATTGTTTTCTTAATACTAATGTAGAATTTACAAGTTTGTCTGAATTTTTTAAAATGACAAAATCAGAAGATCCTGATAGAGAATATCATAATAGATTAGTAGAAACAAAAAACTATGATATTGTATTATTTACAGGAGGAGCAGATGTAAACCCTTCTTTATATGATGATAAAATTGGACAATATACTCATATAAATAAAGAAAGAGATCAAGAAGAAATAAATCTTTATAATTTTTTACCTAAAAAAACATTAAAAATAGGTATTTGTAGAGGTTCACAATTTCTTACTGTAATGTCTAATGGTAAATTAATACAACATGTAGAAGGTCATGGGAGTTCTCATAAGATTGAATTTAAAACTAAAAAAGAAACTTATGTAGGAGGACAAGGGGTACAATTAATGGATGAAATTAAACCATTAGTAATAACATCAACACATCATCAAATGATGTATCCTTATAATTTACGTGAAAATAATTATGAAATTATAGCTTGGTCTGAAAAATTTTTAAGTAATGTTTATTTAAATGGAAATAATGAACAAATAAAAGTTCCTGAAAACTTTGTAGAACCTGAAATAGTTTTTTATAAAAACACCAATAGTTTGTGTATCCAAGGTCATCCAGAATATGGTAATTGTCCTGGTCAAACTGTTAAAATGATTTATGATTTAATTAAAGAAAAGTTATATGAAAAATAGAATAACAAATTTTACAGTAGGTGCTGATCCAGAATTATTTTTAGAACAAAATGGTAAAATAGTATCTTCTGAAGGTATTATAGGTGGAAGTAAACATAAACCTAAACGAATTGATGGTTATGGTCGTTATGTTCAAGAAGATAACGTAATGGTTGAATTTAATATTCCTCCTTGTCAATCAAAAGAAGATTTTGTAAATGAAATTAATGCTGTAAAAGATTGGTTACATGCATATGTTTCATTAAAAGGGTATAATTTAAATTATTCTTCATCTGCATTTTTAGATGAAAAATATTTAACAACACCTCAAGCATTAGAGTTTGGTTGTGAACCAGATTATAATGTATATTTAAAAGATATAAATCAACCGCCTGATTCTACTAAAAATTTAAGATCATGTGGTGGTCATATCCATATTGGTTATAATGATCCAGATCAAGAAACTACTGAACATATAGTTTATGCAATGGATATTATGTTAGGTCTTGATTCTATTATTCTTGATAATGATAGATTAAGAAGAACTATGTATGGTAAAGCAGGTTGTTTTAGATTCAAAGATTATGGTTTAGAATATAGAACTTTATCTAATTTTTGGATTAAAAATGATACATTGATTACTTGGGTATATGAAAGAGTTGAAAAAGCTATTAATTTAGTAAATTCAGGTCTTATGCCTAGTATCTTAAATTTATATGAAAATAATATTAGAAAAGCTATTGATTCAGGTGATATTGAATTTTCAATAGAAGTTTATAATAGTATTTTAGAATTTATTGAAGTAAATAAAAAAGAAAAAATAACAAAAACAGTATAATAAATGTGTGGAATTTTTGCATGGGCTGGTAGAAACCCAGCTACGTTTAATCCTTATAAATTTAATACTTTAGGGATAATGAATGAAGTAAGAGGTAAACACTCTTGCGGAGTAACTATTGATCAAGAAATTTATATTGGAGTAGATAATAATAAAGTATATAGAGACTTTGTAGCAAGTTCAGATCTACCTGTTCCTAAAAAATTTCCAAATGTTATAGGTCATACTAGACATGCTACTGGAGGAGCTCATAATATACATAATGCTCATCCTTTTGGTTTTGGAAATTCTAAAAATAAGAATGATTATAAATTCATAGGTGTTCATAATGGAAGTTTAGTAAATCATGAAAACCTTGCTAAAAAAAGAAACATTCCGATAACAGTTAACTATACAAAACCTAATGATAATACTAAATATCATAGGGTGAAAATTGATAGTGAAATATTATTGGAATCTATTTATAAAGACGAAAATTTTAAAGTTTTAAGTGAGTATTCTGGTGCAGCAGCTTTAGTTTTTTATAAAACTAATGATCCTAATACAATTTATTGTTATCATGGTAAAAGTAAAATGTATAGACATGATAATGAAATTGTAGAGGAAAGACCTTTATTCTATTATCAAGAAAGTAAATATTCAGTATATATTTCATCCATTAAAGAAAGTTTACAAATTATTGCAGGTGGAGCTGATAAAGAACACCTCATTAAATCTTTTGATTATAATACAGTGTATATTATAAAAAATGGAGATGTTAAATCTGCTGAAAAAATAAAGATAAGTAGAACAAAAAGATCTCAAAAATCAAATGATGATTATTATTTTGAAAATGAGACTAAAACTATTAAAAAGAATAATAGTGTTAGTAATTATCCTAAAAATAATGATTATTATGATCAGATGGGTTATGAATTTGAAATGGAAGAAGCTTATTCTGGTTTAGGGTGTGGTGTAGCAAGATCTAGTCATATAAACTTAAATGATGATGATTGTACACATAAAGTTATAAATATTTATAAAGAAGACGCATCATCTAAAATTAGAAATAGTGGAAAAGTGTATTATGAAAAATTAAGATATAAATGTAAAAATAAATTAATAACAGGTTGTTATATATTTATTAAAAATTACGGATATTATTTTTTAGGTAATACAATTGAAAGTTCTAATCAAAATCTTGAAATTTTATTTAATAAAAGATTCTTTAATGGTGATTTTATAACAAAAGAACAAATTAAAACTTTAATGAAATCTGATTCAAAAGAAAAAGAAGATTTTATTAAAAATTCTTTTGTACCATTTAAAAGAAGTGAAAATGATGGTGACTTGTTGCATTATATTTTTGAAGGAGTTAGAGTTAAAAATTATTTAGATTATTTAGCTTGTATAGATTCTAAAAAATCAGGAGCACCATTTGATTATATTTCATTATCAGCTTGTTCTTTATATCCAATTTGTGAAAATAAAGATTACAAAACTGTAATGGAACAAAATATATTATTAGATAATAAACCTGCAAATGGTTGTTTTGTACCATTAGGTTCTTCAAAAATATATACTTTTGAGAATGGTAAATTATTAAGAAGTGAAAATATTATAGAAGATTCAAGTCAAACTGTAATACCTCTTAATGATTTAAACGAAGCATTAGATAAAGTAGAAGAAGAAGTTAAAGAAGAATTTAGTAATACTACAGATGAATCAGATGAGGTAAAGGAAACATGCGATTTATTAGAAAATAAATTAGATGAAATTTTTAAAGAACCTTTTTCTAAATTTCCTATTTATATAAAAGAACTGGAAAAAAATTATTCACAATATGAAAGAGGTAAAAGAGCAATTTCTATATTATCTGATTTTGTAGATGATGTACATGAAACTATTAATATAGATATTAATCCTTAAAAAATATTTTAATGAGTAAAAAAGATGATTTAGTAACAGCAGTAGATGGTACATTACAACCTTCTTCTGATTGTAGAAAAATTAAAGGTGTTTATTATTTAATAGGAGATATTAATATAGAAAATTCAGGACATTGTTATTATATACCAGAAAGAGAAAAGTATTTTCGTTATGATACTGGTTATATTGCATACGACCATAATTTAAAACGTTATAATTTAAAATCAATGATAAATATTGAAAATGGTGTAGTAGGTATAAATGGTCAAGAAGTTATTTTTGGCTCTTTTTCTACTCCTGTATTTTATGAACATATTTACCTTAATTATAAAGGTAATTTATATCCTTGTTTAAACAGGGAAATATTTAAAGATTCTTTTTGGTATAAAGAAGATTTAGGTGAAGGTATTTATTATCATAGGCAAAATAGAAAAGTTTCTAATTTTTTTATACCTAAACCTTGTAATAATTCTTATAAAAATTCATTACAATATGATTGTAAAAATCAAATAAAGAATAGTGTTGATATTTATAATAAATTAAATGAAAACTTATTAGAAAATACACCTTATTCTAAAGTATTATCATATGGTGATTTTATAAAAGATTATACATTTGGTTTTGAATTTGAAACAATTAAAGGATCTATCCCTAAAGATATTAGTAACAAATTAGGACTAATTCCTGTAAGAGATGGAAGTATTAGTGGTTTAGAATATGTAACAATACCTTTATCTGGTAAAAAAGGTTTATGTAGTCTTGTTGATAGTGTAAATGAATTAAAAAAAAGAACAGTTTATGATAGAAGTTGTTCTATTCATTTACATATAGGTGGTATTCCTAGAACAGAAGAATATATATTAGCTTTATTTAAAACATTATGTCTTATTGAAGATAAAATGTTTGATTTATTTCCTATTTACAAAAAAGTAAATTACGGATTAAAACGTAAAGCTTATACTAAACCTTTTCCAATGAATCAAACATTATGGTTAATGGATCCAAAAATTAATAAAGATAATATTAAATCTAATTTTAATATTTTATTTAATTATTTATCAATGGGTCATAACTATAGTGAATATGATTATGATTTAAATAATGTTAAAAGTCATCCATCTGATCCAGGTGGAAATGGTAAATGGCATATTAAAACCAGATATCATTGGGTTAATTTAATACCATTATTATTTGGTAATAAGCAAACTATAGAATTTAGATTACATACTCCTACTTATGATATAAATAAAATTATGTCATATTTAATTATATGTGTATCTATTTTAGATTTTGTAGCAAAAAATCAAAATGCTTTATTATCTAATTTCAAAAACTTTGTAAATTTAAGTTTATTTGATGTTGTATATAATAATATTTCATATTCTAGAGATTTACAACTTGACATTAGTACTTATCTTAATAACAGAAAAAATTATATATATAATTGTATAAAAAAAGGAGATTTAGAAGCAGATGAAGATAATTTAGAATATAATTTTGATAAAACTATAGATTGGTCTTTTAATAAAAATGAAAAGATAGAAAATAAACCTTTAAGAAAAAAAGCAGCGCCTTTACATTTTTATAATGGTGCTGGAAATATGGATATTCATGAGCAACTGTTGAATGCAATACAAGAGGATATACCTGAAGATGTATTTTTAGAACCCGATCCTAATTTTTAAAAATTTAATTTATGACTATTAGTAATGTATCTATTAACGTAGATTTTAATAAAAAATTTGGAAGATGGATGAATGTATTAAAAGAAGATATTTTTGAAAAAGAATTTTCTAGTCTTTTATTTGATATAGAAGAAGAATACAATAACTATATAGTATATCCTAATAAAGATGATATATTCAAAGCATTCCAATTATGTGATCCTGATAATTTAAAAGTTGTAATTGTAGGTGATGAGCCTTTTTGCAATGGTAGATCTAATGGGTTAGCTTATGGTTCTAAAAATGACTTTGATAAAATGCATCCAGAAACTGAGTTAATTTTAAATTGTGTAGAAAAACAATTTTATGAAGGTTTTAATTTAACTAAAGATCCGACATTAAATGAATGGGCTCAACAAGGTGTATTATTATTAAATAAATCTTTGACAGTAAGAGATAATTATCCAAAATCTCATGAACAATTATGGGATGATATGATGATTAATATTATACAATCTATAGATTATTATTATCAAGGTATAATTTTTTTATTTTTAGGAGTACATGCTAAAAAACTTAGAAAACATATTAGTGAAGAATATAATTTAGCATTGGAGTATATTGCTCCTAAAACATCTATTGAAATGAATCTTAAATGGGATTGTCCTCATTTTAAACATATTAATAAATTGTTAACTAAAAATAAAAAAGTAGAAATAATTTGGTAATAATAATAAATATTATAAACTTCTTTTAAAAAAACTTGACTTTTGTGTAAAAATTTTGTATATTGTATATTTTTACATAAATATATATAATATGATTTTTATAAAAGGGAACGTACCAAGTTCCAAAAATTCAAAAGTTAAGACATCTCGTGGAATATTTCATAGTAAAACTGTAAAAAAATATTTAAGATATTTAGGTATTATGAAGTATTCCACGAGTAAAAAAGAAGTAATTAATTATAAAACAATTCCTAATAATTTTCCTTATGAAGAATTGAAAAAAGAGTTTGAAAACAAAGAATATCCTATTAAAGTAGGGTTTCATTTTGTAAGAGGAACAAAACATAAATTTGATTTTCATAATGCAGTACAAATCATTGCTGATTTAATGGTTGCTTATGATATAATTGAAGATGATAATATGGATTGTTTTATACCAATAGCATTTAAAAAAAATAATAATTATTATACATATGATTCTGATAATCCTGGTGTATATATAAAAGTGTATTAAATATGAAAATTAAACTTAGTACAAAAAAAGAAATTAAATATCTAGCTTCTAATAGTTTAAATGAAAAACAATTTATTAAATTTGAAAATTTAATTAATAATGGTAAATTTAATCAAGCAAGATATTTTATATCTGATATTTTAGAATTAAAAGAAATTATATCAGAAACAATTGACAATGAGGTACTAACTATGGAGATTCAGTCTCTAAATAGATTAGAAGACATAATTATTAATGAATTAGAAATACATGATGCAAGATGAAGATTTAGAAGATTTAGATAAGTTATTTGGAAAAAATGAATTAGAATCGAATAGAATTTTAAGTTTTAGTAGATGCTCTGATTTTGATAGAAATGGACCTCAAGCTTTAATAAAAAGGAAAAATACTGAAAGTAAAGCTTTAATGATAGGATCATTAGTAGATGATATGATAAATGAAAATATTAATATTAATGATATATATCATATTTTTAATGGAGCAAAACCAACAGCTACTTTAGGTAAATTAACTAATATAGTATTAGATATATATAAAAAAGTACCTACAGAAAAACAAGTATTAAAACTTGTAAAAAGTAATAATTTTTGGTCTAATATAACAGATGAAAATATATTAATTTCAAAATTTTCTAAACCACAATTTTGGAATTATTTAAATGATGTATTAGTTAAAGCTAAAGATAAAATATTAGTAACTACTCCTGATTATTTATTAGCAGAGGATCTTACTCATATATTAAAAACACATGATTTTAGTAAACATATTTTTAATAGACCAGAACATATAAAAATATTTTATCAACAAAAATTTGAAATAACTTATAATGGCGTAAAGTTAAGAGGTATTATTGATATAGTTTTAGTAGATGAAAAAGAAAAAACTGTTACATTAATAGATCTTAAAACAGGTAAAGATAGTGGTTTAGAGTTTACAAATAGTTTTATTAAATATAGATATTATTTACAAGAATGTATTTATATGAAATCATTTAAAAATATTTGTAAACAAATAGGTATAAATAGTAAAAGATATAAGTTACAACCTTTTAAATTTTTATACATTTCCAAATCTGAAAAAATACCTATAGAAATAGAAATACCAGAAAGGTGGCATAAAGCTGCTATACATGGTTTTAATACATCTTATGGATATTATTATAAAGGTTTAAATCAAATCTTAGAAGATATTAAATGGCATTTAAATAACAAAGTGTTTGATATGCCAAGAGAAATGTATGAAACTAATGGTAACATAACTTTAAATGATAAATTTATAAAATTAATGGATGAATAATATTAGATATAACAAATCTAAAACTTATTTATTACCATTATTATCAGAAAATATTTCACTAGATAAAAGATTTTACAAATATATAGAAAATACATATATATTTGATGATTTAGGGTTATATAAAAATTGTATATTTATAGAACATGATTATAAAAATACACAATTAAATATAACACGTTATGAAAATAATCTAATGGATAATGTATTTTTTAAAGATATTATCCAAATAGATGAAAGAAAAAAAATATTTGTATTTAACTTTCCTAAATTGTTTATGCATGAATACAAAATGTTCAAACAAGGTAAATATTCCTTGTATCAAAGAGATGCAAAACATATAATTATAGATTTTTATACAGAAATCTATTCAGGAAATATAAATGCGGTTGAATTTTTAGTGAAATTAAAACAAGTGTTGTTTAAAGATAAAAAACTAAAAAAACAAATAGAAACCAGATTAAAAGTTATTTTAGACTATGATGCAGAATTAACTGATATTATGGACGAAAATAATGAAACATATAAACTTAAAGAATTAATAGAAGAAACAGAAAAGAAAACATTTTATTCTGATGGGAGTGAGTAAGTTTTTAAATAAAACGAATGTATGATTGAATTGAATAAATTAGCATCTCAAATATATGAAGGAAATGCAGAAAAAGGATTTTGGGATGGATCGTCAAGAGACGTAAAAGATAAAAATGAAGTAGCATTAAAATTAATGCTAATAGTATCTGAATTAGGTGAAGCAATGGAAGCTCACCGTAAAGGTAAATTTGCAAATACAGAAATGTATAAACATGATATGGAAGTATTTCCAACTAGTTTTACTGATAATTTTGTAGATAGAATAAAAGATAGCTTTGAAGATGAAATTGCAGATACTATAATTAGATTATTTGATATGGCTGGAGGTTTAAGTATAGATTTAGAATTCCACATTGAAAATAAATTAAGATATAATGCAACTAGACAAAAATTACACGGTAAAAAATATTAGAAATGGGATTATTTGAAAAAAGAGTAAATGTATTACCCTATGAATATCCCTCTTTATTAGAATATAAAGATGCAATAAGACATAGTTATTGGATTCATTCTGAGTTTAATTTCACAGAAGATATATCTGATTTTAAAACAAGAATTAGTGACACAGAAAGAAGTGTAATAACTAAATGTATGTTAGCAATTTCACAAATAGAGTTTAATGTTAAAACATTTTGGGCTAAATTATATGATAGAATGCCTAAACCAGAAATAGCTAGTGTAGGAATGACATTTTCAGAGTCTGAAGTTAGACATCAAGATGCTTATGGTCATTTGTTGGAAAAATTAGGGTTGCAAAAAGAATTTGAAAAAGTAATAGAAGTACCAGCAATTAAAGATAGAATTGCTTATTTAAAAAAGTATCAAAGTGGTGCAAGAAGTAAATCTGACAGAATGTATACTAAAGCAGTATTATTATTCTCTCTTTTTATTGAACATGTATCATTATTTTCTCAATTTTATATTATGATGTCTTTTAATAAAGAAAAGAATTTATTTAAAGGTATTAGTAATGTAGTTGAGGCAACTAGTAAAGAAGAAGATATTCATGGTAATTTTGGTTCAGAATTAATTAATATCATCAAAGAAGAACAACCAGAGTGGTTTGATGATGAAATGAATGATATTATTTATTCTGCTTGTAAAAAAGCTTTTGAAGCTGAATGCAAAATATTAGATTGGATATTTGAAGAAGGTGAACTAGAGTTTTTATCTAAAGAAACTATAGAAGAATTTATTAAAAAAAGATTTAATAATTCTCTTGAAAGAATTGGAATGGAACCTTGTTTTGATATAAATGTAGATTTGATTGAACCAACTCTTTGGTTTGATGTAGAAATAAAAACTACTAAAGAAGGAGATTTCTTTTATAAAAAACAAATAGATTATAATAAGAAATCTAAAAGTATAACAGAAGATGATTTATTTTAATTATGGAAGATTTTTTAAAAGATTTAGAGTTTAATACAGAATATTTAATGACTCTTGATGGTGATGAATTTGAATGTATTACAATAGAAAATTTAAAAGGTATTCTTAAAAATTATAAAATTGAAAAAAATTAATGGAATATAATAAATACTATTGGCTTAATGAAGAGTCACGAAAGTTTCTATCTAGAGGTTATATAACAAATCAAACACCTGAACAAAGAATTAAAGATATTGCAAACACAGCAGAAAGAATATTAGGTATTAAAAACTTTTCTGAAAAATTTGAAGATTATATGGCTAAAGGTTATTATAGTCTTAGTACACCTGTATGGTGTAATTTTGGAAAAGAAAAAGCTTTACCTATTAGTTGTTATGGTAGTAATGTTGATGATACTTTAGATAGTATATTAAATGCTGGTAGAGAGATTGGCATGATGTCTAAATATGGAGGAGGTACTTCTGTATATTTAGGTAATATTAGACCAAGAGGAGAAGCCATATCAGTAGGAGGTAATGCAGATGGACCAGTTCACTATGCTAAAATTTATGATACAATTATAGATGTATGTAAACAAGGTGAAAGTAGGCGAGGTGCTTGTGCATTATGGTTACCTGTAGAACATAAAGATATTGAAGAATTTTTAAATATTGGAACAGAAGGACATCCAATACAAAATTTACAATATGGTGTTACAGTAACAGATAATTGGTTATCTGATATGATAAATGGAGATAAAACTAAACGTACTGTTTGGGCAAAAATAATTCAAAGACGTAGTGAATTTGGATTTCCATATATTATGTTTAAAGATAACAGTAATAATAATAGTCCTTATAAAGAATTAGGTTTAGAAATAACAGCAAGTAATTTGTGTTCTGAAATACAATTACCTACAGATAGTTTTAATAGTTTTGTATGTTGTTTAGGTAGTATTAATTTATTACATTGGGATGAATTAAAAAATACTGATGCTATTGAAACTTATATTTTATTTCTGAATGCAGTAATTGAAGAATTTGTAAAAAAATCTAGTGTACTTCCTGGAATGAAAAGAGCATGGAAATTTGCAAAAGATCATCGTGCTATTGGACTAGGAGTATTAGGTTATCATTCTTATTTACAATCAAATCTTATAGAATTTGAATCATTACAAGCCAAGTCTAAAAATTATGAAATATTTAGTACACTAAAAGAAAGATCAGATAAAGCTTCTCAATGGTGTTATGAATATTTAGGATATAAAAGTTTAAGAGAAGGATATGCAAATACTACAGTTCTTGCTATTGCACCTACTAAATCAAGTTCTTTTATATTAGGTCAAGTATCTATGGGTATAGAACCTATTAAAAGTAATTATTTTATTAAAGATTTAGCAAAAGTAAAAACAGTATATAAAAATCCTTATTTAGAAAAAGAATTAGAAAAATACGAATTAAATACTCAAGAAGTTTGGAAAACTATATTAGATAATGATGGTTCATGCCAACATTTAGATTTTCCAACTAAAGAAGTATTTAAAAGTTTTATAGAAATATCTCCAAAAGAAATTATATTACAAGGAGCACAAAGACAACAATTTATAGATCAAAGTCAATCATTAAATTTAATGATTCATCCATCTATACCAGCAAAAGAAATTAATAAATTATATTTATATGCTTGGGAAGAAGGAATAAAAACTTTGTATTATCAATTTAGTCAAAGTTCTGCACAATCTTTTGCAAGAGATATTAACAATTGTGTTGCTTGTGAAAGTTAATACAGTTGAAATAATAACAAATGATTGGGATGTAATTATTGTGAAAAAGCACAAAAGAAGGTTACTTATAGATGATGATAATATAAATCAAAGTTTAATTGAAGATTAATAAAAGGAGGTAGAAATACCTCCTTTTTTATTTTAATACTATGGTAATAAAAAAGAAAAAATCAGATAATAATATAACTTATAATAGTTTAGAAAGAGAGTTATTTTTATCAAGATATGGAGTTTTAAGAAAAAAATTAGATATATATCTAGAAGGATGTAATAATCTTCAAAAAAGTAATTTTTTAAAACTTTTAACTAGAAGAGTGTATGTTGATAATATTCACTATAGAGTACCTAGAGAAAATCAATTATCTATAATTGCATGCTATTATAAATTAATGGAAAATTATGGAGGAGATGCGTCACCACGTTCAACAGAAAGCATTGAAATGTTGGTTAGCGAATGATAAAAAAGGAACAGTAGAAATAATAACAGGATTAGGTAAAACTTTTATCTCTTTACATGCATTATGTACTATGCCTAAAAATATACCTCATCTTTTTTTAGCAGAAACTACAGGTAGAGAAAAAGATTTAAAAAAAGATTTAAAAAAATATAAAAAAATATTTGGTATAGATATTGAAAAAGAATATGATTTAAGATTTTATTGTTATCAAACTGTCTATAAATGGGAAGGTAAAAAAGTAGGATTAGTTATTGCAGATGAAATTCATGATGCTTTAACTCCAAAATATAGTCAATTCTTTTATAATAATAACTATGATGCTATTATAGGTTTATCAGCTACTATTAATACTAAAACAATATATGAAATAGATGATGAAAAAATTACTAAAGGAGATATATTAAATGAAATAGCTCCTATATGTTTTAGTTATAAAGTAGATGAAGCTAAAGAAGATGGTACTATGAGGGATCTAAATGTTTATATTATTCAACATAAATTAGATTCTAAAAATAAAATAATTAAATCTGGAAATAAAAAGAAAATTTTTTATCAAACAGAAGAGGCTGCATATAATTATTGGGATAATAGACATAAAAAATCTTGGTTTATTCAAGACCAAGAAAAGAAAAATTTACAGATAAGAATTACTTCTACTAAAAGAAGTAATATATTATATAATTTAGAATCTAAAATACCTATTGTAAAAACATTATTAAAAAATATTAAAGGTAAAAGTATTATATTTGGTAATAGTATAGATTCTTTATTAAAAGTAACACCTTATGTTATTAGTTCTAGAAATAACGATGATGTAAATAATTCTATTCGTGAAAAATTTGAAAAAAATAAAATTAAAGAAATAGCCAGTTTTAAAAAATTAAAACAAGGAGCTAATTTAAATGAATTAGATAATTGTATTATAATGTCTTATTATAGTACAGATAAAGATTTTATTCAAAGAATAGGTAGATTAAGAAATAATGGTAAAATTGGAAGTGTATTTGTAATATTAACAATGGGTACACAAGAAGAACAATGGTTTGTTAAAATATTTGAAAATATAAATAATATGAATATGATTTATTGTCCTGATGTAGATTTTGCTATTAAAAAATATAAAGAAAATGATTACAGAAAAACAAAGTAGAAATAAATTAGGAGAAGGTAGAAATTTTGGATTTGGATTTTCTATATTAGAAAAAATTAAAAATTCAGAAGATTTTAAAACTTATACAGCTTTTACAGCATGTAAAGATTATTTTAATGATTTAGTTTATGTAGAAAATACTAAAAAATATTTATCTAAAATATTTGGATTTAAACATGAATTAAAAAATATATTTGAAAATCATAAAGAAAGTCATTTTTATTTAGGTATATGTCCTTTACATAAACTTAATAGTGGTGAATATAATAAATATGATCAATTAGAAAAATTATTAAAAGAAAATATTAACAATATTATTAAAAATATTAATAATTTTGAAAAATTAATTCAAAAAGATAAATCATTCACTGAATTTTTTAAAAATGATGAAATAGAACATTATGGTAAGAAAAAAACCTCTTTTGCTGTAATAATTAAAGTTCCTAAATATTGGGTTGAACATCCTTCTTTATTTAGTTTATATTTATTATTAATAAGAATATATGGTTCTGTAACTGAAGAAAAAAGCATTTTTGAATTAGAAACTAAAGATGTTTTTATAGAAGCAGATGGTTATTTTTTAAGAAAATTAAAAAAATTAGAATTAATAGTTGATGATTTTTCTAAAATTTATGAATTTTATGATTATGATAAATTATATGTTACTAAAAATCAAAATGCATCAGGAGTTCATAGTTATGGTATAATGTCATGGTTAGAAAATTTAGAAAAAAATTTAAAAGAAAATGAAAAAACTAAAGGAAAAAGTATTAAAAAGGCTGCATAAAAACTCACATGAATTTAATCTTTTAAAAACAGCAGAAGAAGCAAGTGAATTATCTGCTGTACTTTTACAAAGAGTTAATAAAGGACCTTTAAAAGTATCTGATAAAAAGATTATTGAAGAAATTGGAGATTTAAAATTAAGACTTTGGTATTTAGAAGCCTATTATGGTAAAGAATCTGTTAAAAATAGAATTATTAATAAATTTATACAAATAAATAAATATGCTAATAGTAGGTGAAGCAGCAAGAAAACAAAGTTTAGATGATATAAAAGTATTAGAAGTAATATGTAAAAGTGAACAAATTAATCATGTGTTAAATCATTTTAATATAGAATCACATAGATTTAAATATATGAATAAAATAAGTACTTTTTACCAACTTAATAATAAAGGTAAAATGTTAATTATTCATAATGCTAGTACATTTTTACCATTACATCAATTATTAGTCGAAACTTTTGCTACAGGATATAATTATAAAATTTGTAATGTAATTGTTCAAGCAGCTATAGATTATGCTAGATTATTATTTACTCATAAAGAAATTACTACATGGCAAGAATCTATGGAATTTTATACTTATATAAATGAAAAATACTTACAATATTTAGATCAAAAAACCAAATATCATTTTAACAGACGTATTAATATGTTAAAAGGATGGGTTATTAGTGATAATCATAGATATATATCTAAGGTATATAAATATAGTAGACATGTTGAATGTTCCAGTACTACTTTATTTAATCTATATAGAAGAAGAAAAGACTCTGTTTTTTTACAATTATTTGATGAAGAAGAAGATTATATAGATTTATCTAAAATAAATTATAATACTTGGGATCACTTTTCAGATATGCAAAAAACAGATGCAATAGCTGAACTTATTTCAGTACAAACTACTCATGATGAAATAATGCCTTACTATTTAATTAGAAATAGCTTACCTAAAGTAATGCTTCCTTATTTACTTATAAGTTATATGAATTTAGTAAGTTCTAATTTGGGTTATAAGATTATTAATTATGCTATTGCTAATTTTAACAATATAATGGAAGAAATTGATAATCAATCTTACAATGAAGATACAACTAGTTATTTCAAATATGGAGTTTTAAATTATTAAAAAATATGAAAATAGCAACAATATCAGATACACATAATCAACATATATTATATAGCACTACTTTTTTAAAAGAAGAAAATGTTGATATGTTAATATGTGCTGGTGATGCATCAAATACTAAATCTCCTTATATAAATGAAAATGAATTAAGGAATTTTTTAGAATGGATGTCATCATTAAGACATATAAAATATAAAATTTTTGTACCTGGTAATCATGATACTTCTTTTGAAAAAGGATTGATAAAAAGATTTCAATATCCAAATATTATATTTTTAGTTGATGAAACAATTACAATAAAAGAAAAATTATTGTTTGGATTAAAAAGTAGAAATATAAAAATACATGGAAGCCCATTCACACCTACATTTGGTACTGGATGGGCTTATAATTGTAAAAGAAGTAAAATATATAAACATTGGGAAATGATTCCTGATGATACAGATATATTAATAACACATGGACCACCTAAATATATTTCAGATTATACTGTTGATTTTGATAGAAATATAATTAATGTAGGAGATAAATCTTTATTAAATAAAGTTTTGGAAATACAACCTAAATTTCATATATTTGGTCATGTGCATGATGAAAAAGGGCATTATAATAATGGTGTAAAAACATTAGGTAATAAATGTAAAACTACATTTATAAATGCTTCAATTGTTGATTTAAAGCATAACCCAGTTAACACACCTATAATATTTAAAATATGAAATATAAATTAACAAAATTATCGGATGATAGATTTAAAGGAAAACATCCTAATGGTATTATAGAAGGTATGTCTTGGGAAGGACATATTAATTCTAAACCAAAAATAGGAGAAAGATTTCATTTTGGTAATTATAAAGATCATCCAAGAAGTCATTTATTTACATCTGTAGTGACAGCACTATTTGAAGATGGTAAATTTAAAACATTAAATAGTACATATCAATTAAAAGAAATAGAATGAGAATTAAAGATATAAAATTTGATAAAGACAAATTATTTTTTACATCTGATACTCATTTTTGTCACGATAATATAATTAAATATTGTAATAGACCATTTGAAAATGTAGAAGAAATGAATAAAGTATTAATTAATAATTGGAATGAAAAAATATCAGAAGATGATACTGTATTCCATTTAGGTGATTTTGCTTTAAATGCTCCTACTAAATCTGTTCAACATATATTAAATAGATTAAATGGTAAAAAATATTTAATCATTGGTAATCATGAAAAAGCTGCGTTATCTAAAGAATTTCTTCGTAATATGTGGGAAGGTATTTATGATATTGCAGAAATATATGTAGAAGATGAAGAAATAACATATAAAGAACAACATTTAGTAATGTGTCATTATCCAATGATTACATGGAATGCAAGTCACAGAGGATCTTGGCAATTATTTGGACATGTACACGGAGGATTATCAAATAAAGGTAAAATAAATCATCATCCTGCACAAATGGATGTAGGAGTTGATTGTCATGATTTTTATCCTATTTCTTATCAAGAAGTAAAAGAACAAATAACAAAACAAATGTTATCAAAATGAAAATATTTGAAAAAAGAGAATTTTTTGATGGTGGACCTAATGATAAAGGTTGGACTATAGGGTATATTAAAGCTGAATCTAAAGAACAAGCTAAGGAAATTCTTAATATTGATCATAATTTTATTCAGTTATTTGAAATAAGCGAAAAAGAATTTAAAAAAAGAAAAAAAGAAGCTTGGGAAAATTATAAAATGTATAAACTATGAAAATTAGTAAAATAGAAAAAATAATAGTAACTTTATTGATAGGGCTTACATGGTTTGGTGCATTTATGATTCATCAAACTATGCCTTATGAATATCCATCACAAAGTTTTACTGCTGATAAAGATAATAAAATATGGTATATATTAATGCATGTTGGTATGGCTATGACATTTTATTTTTTAGGTAGTATGTTTGGTAAAAAAAGGTTTATGTATACTGTTACAGCTTTTATGGGTATTGGTGTAGCAGGATTAGATATGTTTGGATATAGTTTACCTCATAATATATTTACAGCTTTATTATTTGCTGGTGCTTCTTATTGTACTATTAAATATATGTCTTCTACAAAAGTAAAAGAATTAATAAATAGTATAGCAATAGGCATATTATCTGTTTTATTTATATTTTCTGTTATAAATCCTTGTATTTTATTTACAGTAAAAGAAATAGAACAAATAATTGAATTATACTTAGGAACAAATATTTTAATACATGTCTGGACAACAAAATATAGAACAAACAAAGACCTTAGTTTGGTTAGATGATATTAGAGATCCTAGTAAAAGTGGTTGGTTAAAATATATAGAATTTTATATAGATAATGATATTGATAATATAGGTATATATTGGGTTAAAAATTTAAATCAATTAAAAATACATCTTGAAGTACATGGTTTACCTGATATTTTTAGTTTTGATACCATAGTCGATTCTTATCAAATAGATATGTTTGATAGAATTAAAAATGATATTGAAGAAAAAGAAAAATTAGGATATAAAGCTGTAGTAAAAGTTATAGATTATTGTATTAAAAATGATTTAGATTTTCCTAAATATCATATTCATTCAGGCACTAAAGAAGAAAGAAACGAAATTATTAATTATATTAATAATTTTCAAAATATTAAATTAGAATTAACATGACACCTTATTTTACAACAAATCAATATTTATTGTATAACCTTAAAAAAGAAAAAAATAATAATGACAAATAATCAATTAGGATTGAGAATTAATTACGCAAATAGGAGAAGGAACAGTATCCATCGTAATACACCTAGGGTTCTTTGGAAAACTAGAAGTAAACATATTGCTTAAAAAAATTAATTACAAAAAAAAGGGTAGCTTATTGCTACCCTTTATCTTTTTTTTAGACCTTTTATTCATCTTATAACCCAGTACCAAATGTGGAATTTTGAAAATCATATAAATCTTCATATGTTCTTTTAAATTCTTTAAGTACTGGAATTTGTTTAATTACTTTAGTTTTTAATTTATTCTCACCTTTATTGTAACCACCTTTATAGACATCATCTAATGTATGCCATTGCCAAGGTGAAAGAACTTGTAGTAATATACTACCAGTTGTTTCAATAAGTCTAGCAGATGGTATTGGTGATCTCATAACTTTAAATGATTCTTCAATACTTCTATATTGAGAAAGTTCAGTATCAAGTCTTCTTAATTGATAAGCTAAGAAAAATAAATATTCTGAATCAGCATCATCAGCAGCAGCAGCTACAAATTGTACTGCAAGAGGTAATATACCCCAAGTCATTACTAATTCTGTAACAGCTCTTTTTATATTATGTTTTTCATAATCTGATAAAGAAGCCCATGCATTTGTAGAAATAGAAGCTTTTTCAGGTTTATTTAAAGACATTAAATAATAATTCATATCTTTAAACTTTTTAAACATATATCTCATTAAAGTAGTATATGTACCTTCTTCATACTCTTGTAATGCATATGAAAACTTTGTTTGAGCCTCTGTAAGGTCGT